GTAGTATTAATACTGCGTTATTTTACTCTTTCCAAGCGTGAGGGATCTGGATCCTACCTAGCGTGGGATCCACATCAATCATTCATTATTATGTTCAAGTTACCCCTATAAAACGGGTTAGGCGAACCATTTTGATGAAGTCGCTGAATTTTATTTTAGTCTTTCCAACCCTTTAATTTCATTTTACTTCTTAGCAGAATGCTCTTGATACATGAGATAGGATGTATCTGATCGTATTGCGGATACGATTTCAAACACAACGCTTTGGTGCTATGTGGTAGAACCAACTGCACCTTACTTTAAGTTAAGCCTATATTTTTAGGCACATGTCTTCCCCCGGTTACTTATGTTAATCTATATGAAATCGGTAGTGGCGATCTATTTCTTCGCTCAGCTCTATTAGTGCTGTTATACCTAATACTTTTCCTTTTTAATGTTTTTATTTTCTACTATGTTTTTATTACCGAGAATGCTCACGGTCTGTGAGAAAAGACAGACCCGACACCTTGCGGAAGGTGTTTCAAAAATAACGCAACTTTATCATGTGGTAGAACCAACTTTAGAGTTTATTGCAGCTAAGCCTGTTATGCCAGGCATTTTACATTCCCCGGTTACTCATGGCTTGTAATAGAAACGATATAGCAGTGGTCTATTCCTCCACTCAGCTCTCTCAGTGCTGCGACCCTGAGTCCATGTTTGATGGTATTTTTTCTTTCCAGCGACCTAATTTGAGGTCAGCCAGGCAACTGGCTAATTTCAATAGCCGTTTGGAAAAATATCATTTGTTTTATACAGGCACACGTAAGTTGATTACAGTGTCTAAAGCAGTTTTTGTTCGTTTAGATGGTTTGGTGTTAAATATAGACGGCGCTTTGTATAAGGTCCCCGACAGGAGATCTTTTACTCGGCGTCAACTGTATAAGATGCTACACCCTTTTGTTAAAGTTACAGACAGAGTAGAGCCGCAAGGCGACTACTCCTTTTCTTCTTTTTTTTCTGGTTTATCTTTGTTAAAAAATTTTATCACTTCTACAGGTGAGATTGTTAATAAGTCAGGTGGTTTGTCTGCTCTGCTAGAGTCTCTTTTAGAGATAATAGCTGATGCTTACTTACTGACTAACTTAAACATGACAAAAATCAATGATATTGTGGTAGCTTTATTTAAGCTATATCGCATGTCGTTGAGAGTCATGAATATTTCTTCTCCTGTAGTTTCTCAATCTTCTTCTTCTTTTAGTTTTACGCAAGAACGGCCTGTGGAGGCTGACTGGTGGTATCCCCAATCTTTGGATGCTTTCAGTCTTTCTTTACTAGTCGGTCTTGTACCTTCGCCTTTGTTTGATATTTTGAAAAAGATCAATTTGTTCACCAACCGTAAATTGTTGGATGATATGAATTGGATCTATGATTTGATAGGTCATGTTTTGGAGTACTTTATTACTATGTTACAGCTTTTACACGTTCCTGCTTCTGTGGTGAAAACCATTAGAGGCTTATTAGATTATTTACCTTTTGCTCCCAGAGCCATGTATATTTATAATATGAGAGACTTGGTTGCAAAATACCAAGCCTCTGGCAATCTCATAACCCAGGATGCTTTCAGAGACAGAGTTAAAGCTCTGCAACTGAAAATATCTGCGGATTCCGATTTTGTGGAAACGCAAAATCGTAGTCCAGGGTTACGAGACCATTATTTGAAATTTATTACTCTTTATAAATCTATTCTTTCTTACGAGGAAACCACTCGCGTGGAACCTTGCCTTATAGTTTTTGAAGGACCTCCCGGTTGTTTGAAGTCAGTTACTATGCAACAATTAGTTTCTTGCTTTAAGCATGAGGGAAAGTCCGTTTACTCACATACTTTTAAACCTTTAGAGGATACCAAAGATTGGTACGACACTTATGATAATCAAGATATTTTGCTTGCTGATGATGTTGGACAACAATCCATCTCACAGTGGCGACATATGATTAACTTAGTGTCCCCCATCAAGTACCCTCTTGACTGTGCTGCGGCTCACTTGAAGCATACCAAATACTTCAATAGTGAGTTGCTCATGGTTACCACCAATAATTTTTCTAGAATTGAGTCCGTTACACCCAAGGATTGTATCGGCAATGTTAGCGCTTTATTTCGACGAGGCTACGTTTTTGACTTTCAAGTCACCCGTCAGGGTGGCGAGATTGTCGGAGACGTTGTCTTTAAACATTACAATATTTCTACCAACAGCTCTTCATGGGTTGTTGGGTTTCCCAATGATTTTATTTGTTCTTTACCTACTTCTTTTAAATGCCAAGCGGGCAACCGCTCCGAGTTATTACGTTGGATGTTTCATTTGATCACCCAGCTAAATACTTGGAAGAAGACGCAGAATGATGACAATGCTTTGTCGCCTGAAACCATCGAAGCTATTACAGCTCCGTTAGTACAGGCTCAAAACATATCTATTTCTGTGGATTCTGGCATTACGCCCACTTTTTTACAACATTTACCTACTGTAGAATACTTTCGCTCGTCCTATATGGACGTGCTACAAGGTATCTACAACGATTGTATTACTTCTATTATTAGTTTATTTGGTACTCTCTCCTCAATTACTAAGGATCATATGTTTCTTATTTTTTGGGTAGTGGGCACCATGTCTTGCTCTTATTTGTTTTGTCGTTGGCTCCAACAGGACCCAATGAAATATTCGGCTTCGGATGATCCCTTATTGCTGGTAGAACCTCATGTAGTTTCTGCCGGCCCTACCTCAGTGCAAGCTCTTTCTAATAGCATGCACGAGGTTCGTCTCAGTTATTCCGTCTCTGTTTCATTACAAGAGAAGGAAAAACTGGGTTGGGATCCCGAAGTCCAACATTTCACCGATGTTGATATTTTTACCATAGGTTTGTTTTCAGGTCATTATTTGCTCATTCCAGGGCATTCAATACCTGTAGACACAGCCTCTGTTTCTATTTACCGAGATCGTAAGTCGAATAGTCTTCTTTTAGAGAACGTCACGGCCCATGTGGCCTGGCGCTCGATTAAGGAGGACGTTTGCTTATTGTCTCTTCCCCGAACCATGATTAGCTTGGGCGCTTCGCGCGCCAAGCACTTTATTCCTGAGAAAAGTAAGCAAGTGGGACATAACCTCTGGTATTTAACCCCCAGAGGCTATTTCCCCCTTGACCCCTTTCTCATCAATGACCGTACTTATGGTTCTCTTATTTATGATGTTTTTACTGAATTTCCTGATTATACCGTTGAGTTGTCTCTTGACCCCCGCCGTGATCTTACCTACAAAGAAATTTGTAAGCCAGGGTTGTGTGGTAATTTAATTTACAACACGACCAATGGCGTTATTGGTATGCACATTGCAGGGGCCGGAGATTTATCGCGCAGCTTTGCCCGCGTCTGGTCCAAGGACACTATCTCGCAAATAAAATCTTTTTTGTCTTCGGACACTGATTATTTTATTGACGTACCCTTGAAACCGGATGCCACTCCTAATGCGGCTGGCGCTAAGCTAGACGTACGGGGAGATGCGCGTACTCAGCATGTTTCTTCACTTATTCCTACACCCATTAACGGCTTGTTAGGGGGGGTTAAGACCCCCGCTGACTTGGTCGTCTATGGAAATCACACCGTTAAAGATATAGGTAAGAGGGTCTTGATTCCCACAAAAACCATTCCCTCGCGGGATTTGGATTTTGCTTCTCAGGCTCTCTCGCTTATGTTAGTTCCATTTAAAGAGGTTTCCGACTATGATACTATTAAAGGCTTCCACAACATAGCAGCCATTAACAAGGATTCTAGTAGCGGTTACCGCTTTACCGATTCTAAAGATACTTATATTGATTTTGAAAAGGGCGCTTTACGCCCTGTTTTCCAAGCGGAGGTAGATGAGTTAAAAGCTCGTCTGATCTCCGGAGATTTACTTATACACGACTTAATGTCCGTAGAACACGTCAAGGACGAATTACGTCCTCCTTCAAAGGAAGGTGTCCCTCGCACTTTTCAAGTGCTTAGGCTACCATTAATTTTCTTGCAAAAGAAATTCTTAGCTCCTATCGCAGACCACATCATAGAAACTCGACATTTCCATGGTATTGTCATCGGTATGAACCCTTTTAAGGAATGGCCTATTCTGTATCAGGCCTTGAAGCGCACCAAAGTATTTGACGGAGACGTCAAATGGTTTGAGAGGTGCCTCACGGCTAGTTTTCAGATGATGGTCAATGAAACTGTTCTACGGTTTTACATTGGGGAGAATAAAAGGTTACTCGAAGCCCTACTTAGTTCGCTAATTTGGAGCTTCGTCATGATGAATGATGACATATGGTTTAAAAACCACGGTATGTTGACAGGATCATGGGTTACAGCTTTGTTTAATAGTTTCTATCGGTTAGCTCAGCTTATGATGTGGTATTTCAATTACTCCCTGGACCCAACCCCAGCCCGCTTTTTTGAGGACTTGGTAAATTATGTTCAGGGGGATGACGCCGTCACGGGCGTCAAGGATATTCCCCGTAATAAGCAGCTCTCTAATTTATCCATGTCTTTGTATATGGAGAAAATTGGAGTTGGCTATACTGATGGTAACAAAAACAAAGTTGCCCAACCTTTTATTCCCTTAGATGAAGTCGTATTTTTGAAACGTTCTTTTTCTTTCCACCCTACGTTACAGCAAATAGTTTGCCCTCTGTCCATGGACACCATAAAGTCCATGCCTGATTACTTTGACAAGTCGAAAGACATGGCTATAGTATTAGATGGCAAGCTCAATTGCATGCAACGCGAGTTATTTTTACATTACTCACAGTCGGAGTACGACCGTCTGTTGAGCCAATTGGCTCCACAGATATTTGCACGAGACGTCCCCTTCACGCGATTACCTTACCAATATTTAGTTAATCTGTATACTACAGATCTGGATGAGTTTAGCAGACCTATTCTGGAAGCTAAGTTTGGTGATTATGGCTTGATGGTTCCGACTGAGGACGTCACCTTGTCAGTTGGAGGTCAAACTGTCTTCGCCCAGGGAATAGGCCGTAATTATTCCCCTCCGTTGCCTAGGAGTAAAAAGGCACAGTTCCGCTTGCGACGGATGAGCGGTACCAAGAGTTATTTCGTCACTAATATTAATATACATCCACAAACTTCTGCATCCAGCGCCGTTCCCCTAGTGGCGATGGATTATCATGAGGGGGGGGAGCCCACGCATCCCGATTTATACAACGCTGTCGCTATGCAGAGTGTAAAGGACAACATCCAGAGTATAGCTACTCGCTATTTCTCTGATTTCAAGATGAAAACGCCACTAGATGGCGGTTCCATGTATTGTGATGTTAATCCAGTAAGCTCTGTTTCCGACTCGCTTAAGATGAACTTCGATGAGTTAGTTTCCAAACCATTTTTTATCAAAACCGTAAGTTGGACATCGACTAATAGTTCCAACACTTTATTGACAGCAGGTACTATTAACGTGCCCCGTGATTTGCTAGTAAATGAGCTAGCTAATATACCCTTCAAAGCGTCGAGTTATTGGAGGGGGTGCGTGCGCTTGTATGTTCAAGTTCATGGCACCCCGCTGCATGCTGGTATTATTCTAGTGTCAGCGGGCCCTTCCACTTTCGGCTCTCGAGGAGTAAATTCAGACCTCATAGCCCCTCACGTGTTCCTTGACGCTAATAACGCCAGTGGAGCTGTCTTGGAGGTTCCTTTCTACATTCCTGCCCGCTTGATGCAAAGCTCCCCAGCAGCTTTGGACACGGTGCTCATTGCTGAAGAGGCTGCTACAGCCACCGTCACCACAAGGGTGGTTAACGCCCTTCAAGTGTCGACCAACGCGACTTCATCTTTGAGTATTTCATATTACGCTATGTTTACCGACCTAGAGTTTTATGTGCCCCACACCACACCAGTGTTTCGAGCTACACCTCAATCCATGTCGTCTGTGTTGTCTTCAACAGCTGACTCCGTCGCCCAAAATGTCAAAACAATGACATCCGATTTTATAGATCGGTTGCGCGGTACCTTTCGCCAGTATACGGGGCTTCACAACCCCAATATACCTTATATTCAAGAACGCATGATTCGTTCAGATGAGAACTTTCAAAATATTGTTGATGGACAAACCCTCTTCGAAAAGCTGGACCCGTACGCTAGTTATGACAGGATAGCTCGCGAGGAGGTGTTTAACACCCCTGTTGACGAGATGATGTTGACCCATATGCTTAAGAAGCCGCAGTTAATCGCGACACTTAATATAACTACTGGAACCGGCGCAACTGCAGCCGGATCACAACTCGCTTGTTTTCCCATCACCCCGTTGATGGTAGCGCCTACAAGCGCCGCCTCTTCTACTGGTGACACTCGCAATTATCCTTTAATTCAGAAACTTCATGCTATGTCCCGCTATTGGCGAGGATCCATGAAATTAATTTTCCAACCTTCAATGACCAACTTTCAATTTTTTAGATTACAAGTTTCAAGAGACTATTCCGTGAGCCCGACTTCAGCCGCCCAGTATCCAACGATGGCCAGTTGCACTAACATGCCAACGAGCTTTTTAGAGTTCAGTGCGGGCGGTCAGTTGCAAGAGGTTCTTTTACCTTTCAATTCTCCTTTGATACAGTTACCCTGTACCCTCAGCCCCGAGGCCAACGCCGTTCAACATGGCTTGGCTTATGTGTTCTTAACAGCTCCAGCAGTTAGTTCCGCTAACGCGCCATCGTCTATACCCGTTAATGTGTATTTGGTAGCAGGCGATGATTTTGAGTTCTTTGGCTATACGGGCGATAATGTCGTTCAGATCAATTCCACGCTTGCTCGCATAGACGAAGTAGATGAGGTGGAGCCCGAGCCTATGGAAGTGGATGAGACACCTTTGAGAGTTTTTGCCCAGACGGCGCCTATAGCTGCCACACCTTACAATGTGTCAGTCCCAGCTCCTCTAGTTAATACCAACGCACAGGACACCAGTGTGAGTATGGATCTAGAGTTTCGTCCCATCGTGTCAACGCGAGATTATTTGCGCCGTTTTTACAAAGTGGCCGACACTAAGCTGCCGTCTAACGCAGCATTAAGCTTTGGTGCTTTTAGGCTGACGGATTTATTATTTCGTCAGCCTAATAATTCCCCTATCAAGTCGCTGTTGTCAGAATACAACGGCTTTATAGGAGGTTTCAAGTTCAAAGTTATAGCTATCGGTTGCCCTGCATTTCAGGTTAAATACTTTCCCCCATGTTGGGACGCTCGAGCTGCAGGCGCCTTGGGAGCAACTACATTAAATGCTCTCACTGGAGGTCTGATCTCAACGACTCTTCCCACTCTAAACACTCCCTTAGAATCCTCTTCTTCTCCGTACGTATGGAGCAGTCGAGCGTTAGTAGTGAACGGGAGGGACGATATTAGGGCGTATAATGAAGCTTACGCGTCTAACGCTAGTCAAGCTGAGTTTGTCATCCCTAATTTGAATCCTTTCAAGTTCACCCAAATAACCCCCAATGGCCTACCTAATATTACCTCTGGTGATTTGGGAATGGTCGTCTTTTCCCCCATTCTATTAAACGTTGGTGGTGATGAAGTTGATGCCGTTAGGTTTCAAATTTATGCCGCTGTGGAAGACAACTTCCGCGCAGGCCAACATTGTCGGAATTTTCCGTTCAAGTATGCCACCAATGGTTCGGGCGCTGCAGCTAGTATTGCTTCGTCCACAACGAGCACAGCCGCTTATACATCATACAACTCTCCGTTGTATTATAGGCGAACGGTTTTGCCCGCAGTCCCTTAAAACAAAATATATTATTTATGTGTTGTAGGGTTATAATATACAACATTTTTTATTCGAGC